ATGGCGCTGGATGAAGTTGTTTGGCTTATTACTTTACTGGCCAATCAATCGGTACTGGTCCACAACTTGCAGAATCCTTCAAAAAAGCGGGATCTGCTTACTGCGGAGATTGTCGAGCTTCTCACCTCTCCCTTCGAGCTCGCGGAGTACAAAAACGCCATCATGGACGCCATGTACAAAGGAACAAAGCGCCATGTTGAAAGTGAGGATGAACCCTCAAAAAACGCACAAGTCGGGTAAACGATGATGAGTTGTTTGCCCGACTGATCTTTTACGGCGTATCCCTCCTTCATCGCTCTGAGCAGGAAGTTTTGCTCATGCCAATCGGACATCTACTTGACCAGTGGGAGGTATACAAACAGTTCAACGGACTTGCGAAGGCAGCCCGTGAGTATTACATCGATGAAATCATACCAAATGGCATCTAAGGAGGTGATGGGAACATGGCGGATAACTTTGGCCTAAAAATAGGTGTCGAGGGTGAAAAAGAGTTCAAAAGAGCCCTTGCTGATATCAATCAGTCGTTCAAGGTGCTCGGTTCCGAGATGAAACTGGTCGAGTCTGAGTTCGGCAAAAACGAAAATAGCGTCCAGTCCCTCACCTCCAAGAATGAGGTGCTCACCAAGCAGATCGATGCCCAAAAGGAAAAAATTGAAACCCTGCGTAAAGCATTGAAGAACGCCTCAGATTCCTTTGGAGAGAACGACCGCCGTACCCAGAACTGGGCTGTTCAGCTCAACAATGCCAAAGCTGAGCTTAACAGTATGGAGCGTGAGCTGTATCAGTCTGCAGACGAAGCAGACAAACTCGGTGACGAACTGGACGATGCCGGTGATGCAGCTAATAATTCCGGCAGTAAATTTGGAAAACTGGGCGGCATATTAAAAGGCGTCGGCGCAGCAATGGGTACCGTGGCAATCGCTGCTGGAGCCGCCGCATTTAAACTGGGCAAGGAAGTTGTGGAGCAATTTGGTGAGCTCGAGCAAAATCTCGGTGGTTCAGAGGCAGTCTTCGGCAAATACGCCGCGGCAATTCAGAAAACCGGCGAGGATGCCTATAAAAAACTTGGCGTATCCCAATCAGACTACCTCGCGACTGCTAATAAAATGGGGGCATTGTTTCAAGGTTCCGGTGTTGATCAGCAGAAAAGCCTGGAACTAACCGAAAAGGCTATGCAAAGGGCGGCTGACGCAGCGTCTGTTATGGGCATCGATATGCAGATGGCGCTTGATTCTGTCGCCGGCGCAGCAAAGGGCAATTTTACCATGATGGACAATCTGGGCGTTGCCATGAACGACACAACACTAAAAGCCTACGCTTTGAAAAAGGGCGTTAACTTTGAATGGTCAACCGCAACACAGGCGCAGAAAGCAGAGCTGGCCATGCAGATGTTCTTTGAAAAAACGGAGCAGTATGCCGGCAATTTTGAAAAGGAAGCCACGCAATCAATTTCCGGCTCTATGGGTTTGTTATCCGCATCGTGGGAATCTTTGCTTGCCGGCTTCGGAAATCCGAATGCGGATATTGGCAATCTAACAAAAAACCTGACCGATGCAATTAAAGCGGTCGTCACAAATATCACGCCTGTAATCAGCAACATTGTACAATCCGTTCCACAGGTGTTTGACTCACTAATCCCGGCCATAAGCGGACTGCTTCCTCAACTGTTGGAAACATCATCGTCGCTTTTCGATTCCTTGCTTGTCGCTATCATAGAGCTGTTGCCGACACTGATTCCTGTGGCGGTGGACGCACTTATGATGATCACCAATACGTTGATAGAAAACCTGCCACTAATTATAAGTGCTGCAATGACGCTGATAACCTCCCTCGCCCAAGGCATAGCGGATTCACTTCCTACCCTCATACCGACAATCGTTGACACTATGCTGATGATAGTTGATACACTGATAGACAACATTGACCTGATTGTTGAAGCGGCTATTGCAATTATTGTTGGCTTGAGCACCGGACTTATTGATGCGCTGCCTCAGCTAATTGCAAAAGCTCCGCAAATCATCGCAAGCCTTTTAAGCGCTATCCTAAAGGCTGTTCCTAAATTGTTGACAGCCGGAGTAAAAATTGTGACTACAATTATATCTGGACTCGCTTCCCTTCCAGGAGAAATGCTCTCCATCGGCGGAAACCTGATCTCAGGCTTGTGGGAGGGCATTGGGAATAAATTAACCTGGCTTAAAAATAAGCTCTCTGACTTTACAGATAGCGTAATTTCCGGCATCAAGGAGTTTTTCGGTATTCACTCCCCATCCACAGTCTTCGCCGGGATCGGTGGTTTTTTATCTGAAGGCTTAGCGGATGGCATCTCCTCCAAAGCCGGTCTGGTATCCAAGGCGATGCAGCATATCAATGATGATTTGCAGGCGACAGCAAATATATCTGTTTCCGGAGGAGGCATAGGGAAATTGGTGTACGTGCATTCCGGTACGATTCGGGTCGAGGGCGTGAATGACGCAAAACAGCTTGTAGGCGTAACGGAGATTATTATGAACCAGCTGAGAAAGGAGGGCCGCCGATGAGTAGTCTGTATTCCGGAGGAACGCTTATAACAAGATATGTCCGACTAATTAAACAGGTTGAACCGCGTAAGATAACGGATACCTTACTAGACGGCTCCGACTTTGTCCAAATTATCGGGGCGGCCCCTGTACGGCTAGAGATTGAATTAAGCTGCGACCTAATCGGCAAAAACCTGATTGATGAAATTGATGCCTCGGGCGACTTGCTTACGGTATTTGACAAGGACAACAATGAATATAGCACTCGAATTCTTACAAAAGCCGACTGGAAGACAGCAGGAAGCAAATATTATCAAACTACTTTAACAGCCGGGGTGGTGACAGAATGAGAACCATGCCGGCTGAGCTTTTAAACAAGGTAAGAAAAAAATGGCAAGGAACCGCAGAAAACGCGAACCCCGGTATGAAGGCGTATTTGAGCCGCGGTCTGATCAACGAGTTGTTTCAGGTGTATACGATACAGGAGAACGAAAATGTTGAAGCGGTTGATGTGACCGTAAGCAGACCGGAAACAAAAGCGGACCCGTCAAAAGTATACGCGATATGCCTTAATGACGGAGTTGCAAGTGTAAAATCCAAGCCGCTGCCGTATGACGAGTTGGTGTCGTGGATCTCTGAGTTTCAGGTATCAAGCGGGGTTGCAGACGCAGCTATCGAGTTTAGCGGATACTGGAAATACAATTTTGACGAGAACAGGTTCAATTTTATAACCGAGGAGTATCCATGGATATTTTATGTGGTGTCCGGCACTCTCAAAGCTCAATACTGGCAGGATGCACCAATTACGCTTTCAACAGATGTTTCTGTGATTGCAGCTATCCGCGGCTGGGTGCCGGCCAATGGTGAAAGAAGTAATGACCAGGGACTAATTGTTGCATACGTTAAAACGGATGGTCATGTGTATTATAGGAATTACTGCATACAAGAAGATGAACAGGTTTTATGGGAATCCGAAAAACTAATAACAGAGTTTACTGATACTGTAAGTAATTTATCACTGTTTCGTACAAATGATTTTCGAATAGGATTTGTTGCAGAAATATCCGGAGAGCTACATTGGATTGTTACTGAACGTAATTATGCCGGAATGAGCGTACTTCCTGAGTTCGTAACTGGAGATGTTGTTTCATTAACGGCAACTACGACTCCGGTTCAGTACATTGAAAATGACAACACAGAAGAGTACATTACCGGTGACGTAACGATCTTAGGCGCTTGCCTAGGAGATGGAACTGCTAATGCGGTTGAAGTTGTAGAGACTGGATTTATTGACGAGTATCACATGTACATTAGGTTTAACTACCCGCTCGAACTGATACGTGGAACACTGACGGAGCACTTTGAAATCACAAACATCTCTAACACAGTTACAAACGTAGTCATTGATTCAGAGGATAGCACACAGTTGATTATTACTGTTGCAGAGGAGCTCATAACGTATATTTCCGTAACAGTTGCTTACGACGGGCTGGCCATTATGCGCGCGGTAGTTACTGATATGTGGCGGGAGTATATGCTGACTTCTGATGAATGGACGATCTCTGGACAGCCGCCAGAAGCCTATGAGTACGTGACTGGGGATGTTAATTCCGTATCCGCTTCAATAACTATGGTCAACTATGTCGAACACGACTCTACCGAGGAATATGTGACAGGAGATGTAAATTCCTTAACAGCTACAATAACCCAGGTCGGGTATGACCCACTATAGAAAGGAGTGCTTCTATGAAGATTCAGCGAAAGGGGCTCATTCACAACAAGTTTGAGTTTGAAGTTCGAGATGCCAAAACAGGGGAACTAAAGCAAAAGGCATACGCGTACAACGTGGTTCTCAACAATTACTTTGTGCAAGTCATGCAAGGGCGTGGTCCATTATATAAAATCGAATATGGTGGGGGCAGTGGAACGCCAGCTATAACTGATACGGCATTGTTCACCTATATAGGATATAAGATTTATTCTTCAGTATCATACGCATATGCTTACCCTACGAGTTACATGAAGCTCGCGGCAGTGCTGGCTCCAGAAGATGCCGTTGGAGCAACTATTACCGAGATTGGGTTGAAAAACCCGTACAATGTCTTGCTCACACACGCGATGCTGGTGGATAGCGAAGGCTCTCCAATAAGCATTTACAAGTCTGATACGGATATTATTACGATTTACGCTACGGTGTATTGCGTTGTGCCTGACGAATACATGGAGGGCAGTGCAAACATTTTGAAAGGGTCGAACGCACAGTACGACCCCCTGGTATCCCTCTTGCTTTCAGGTGGGTCAATACTTGCAAGTGGTTCGAACCTAGGTATAAATGTATCTTCCTTAAAATACGAAGAAGGTGCTAAAATCAGCTACTTGTGCTACTCTGGGCAATACGCGTCCGAAGGACGTATTAGTGCAGGGGCACCTACAGTAAATAATACTAATTTTACGCTAACCTGGACCAACAAGAGATTTGATGTGAATACTGGAAACAGCTTTGTACGTGCTTTCATTGTTGGTTACTACGACAACTATGGTTCGCCCGCATGCCAACCGTTTTTTGCAATATTCTTGCCAGACACGAATGTGTTCGCAGGATATACTGAAACGGATTTATCTCTTGGCTCTGGCGATGGTTTGACAACGGATTTTAATATCTTATGTCCAGAAATTGATGCAGATAGTGACGTTGTTAAGGTAAACGGTATTACTAAAACTCGTGGTACAGACTATACAATCAATCCGAATGCGGCATATCTAGCTGGCAGGGGAGATTCTCTTCAGAGAGGGTGCAATAGATGGTCTAGCAATTACACAGATGTAAACAGTTCACCAGTTGATTGGACGAAATTTGAAAACATTGTAAGTTCTTTGCAATATGCTGGAAGCTGGGCATCTGTTGACTTGGGTGAAGCTAAATTGGTTGGAGGCATTAGAGTTCTGCCTTGGGCATCGTCTAGTGGAACCTTTGGGGTATACTACTCGGACAACGGCACTGATTGGACTCTTGCGGAAAATCTTTCTTGGAGTGCTACCATGTGGTATTGGACAGCAGTGCTTCCATTGACTACTCCCACTTCGCATAGGTATTGGAAAGTCAATGGTTCCTTATCTGCGTTCGAAGTTGTTAGCGGAGAGAAGGCCTTGAAGTTCACTACTGCACCCGCAGTAGGAGATGCAATTACTATTAGCTATACAACGCCATATATCAAGAAGAATACAAACTATGTGATGGATGTGAGCTTTCAAGTTCAATTAGGGAGGTATGAAGGATAATGGAACTAAACAGTGTACGATGTGAAGAATGTGGCTGCAACTTTTCATACATGACAAAAGACACAATACTCGAGTGCCCAGGATGCGGTAGTGCGGTATCCGTAGAGCCAAGTGATCCGGTGGAATACGAAACTGCTGTAGCCGAAATGAGAGAAAAGGCCAAAAAGGAGGCCGAAGAAAATGGAGTTGACGTTTGAAAGCAGTGCCAACCTAGGCACTGGAACAAATCCTGCAGCACTACATATGCCGGATAATTCAGTGTATTTGTTTGCTGTTGATGGCGGCCGCCTGAAAGCTCAAAAATGGGAGCCTGAAACAGGAGATGTTCCTTGGGATACTCCTGTGTTCAGCAATGCAGCGTTTGCTACAAGGGATAAAAATTTGTCTCTTGTGCGTCTTAAGAATGTACCACGTGTCGGAGTGTTTGGAGCATGGCATCAAGACGAGGTATTGGAAGGCGAAACAATACTATCACCTGAACGCCAGCGTTTTGCGATTTGGGATGCTATTACTGACATCTCAAATTATCTTGAAAGCGGAAACATCCGTCTTGACCTTAACAACATTATATCTAGTTCCAGTCTTTCGCTTAAGAATCCGCACCAGAGATTATCCGGAGAGGTTGGCAGCCTAATAACGCCCGGTAAAAAAATCGAGCTGTATTTTACGGCTGGCGATTCCGATGAGTACCAGATGGGCGTATTTTACGTCGACAGAACCGAGATAAGCGCAACCGGCGAAAGTGTGAACTTAGACCTGAGAAACATAAGCGGCAAGCTTCTAAAAGACCAGACCTTTGACGAAAACAACAGCTATCCTATCGACGTATATGCTTACGTGGTTGCTGCCATTCTGGACAATGCTGGAATATCCAACTACCAAATACAACAGCCTCCCGACCCTGAGACGGCATGGCAATGCGGGATAGAATACCCTTCCGACATGGATATGCTGACCGGCTTGAATGAGTTTTTAAAGATGGCCTTGAGTTGGACCGCAGTCGAAACTCTTGACGGTCAAATTATCGTGGGGTCATCAACTAACTATGCAGAGCTTACAGGGTTGTATGGCAATTACGAGTTTGAACGAGGCTCTGAGTTGACAAGCCGCGGAGTTGCCAGAGACGATGATGACGTATTTAGCCGGGTATGCTATCAAAGCAAAGAGTCAGCGGGCGGAACGATGGTCAAAGCTTATACTGAGGTTATACATGCCCTTGAATGGGCAAGCGCACCACATAAGACTCTTTATATAACGCTAGCAGATGATACCACACTTTCTGAACTGCAGGAAAAGGCGGATGAATTGGCTGAGCGACTGGCATACGCCGGTATAGTGGAGCAATTTTCAGGACCGTTTAGGCCGCATATCATACCCGGAGATGAAGCCACTATAACCGAAGCTGACAGCTCTGTCCGCTTAGTTGGATTAATAACAACAGTCGAGCATTCGTTTGGCGATAAAGGATTTACGACCAGCTTCACAGTGGATGGTGCCGGGAGAAAAAGCAAACCGCAGCTCAAAGACATAATGCAAACCAGAGACAGCTCGGCAAACTCATCCGTTAAGAGGTTATATTAGTCCGGTTCAAAACTGATGCCTACTCAAACTAAAAACATACTTTAGGTATGCAACAGAAATATGTTGCTTACGGAGCCGAAGGGCTCTTTTTTTATCTTTATCAAGGAGGTTAACAAATGAAGGACATTATTAACACGCTTCAGATTGTCATTGCCGCTATTGGTGGCTACATCGGTTATTTCCTGGGCGGCTGGGACGGATTCCTTTTCGGTTTGGTAGCGTTTGTCGTTATCGACTACCTGACTGGGGTCATGGTAGCCATTCTGGAAAAACGCCTTTCAAGCGAGGTGGGCTTTAGGGGCATCTTCAAAAAGGTGCTGATTTTCTCGCTGGTAGCAGTGGCTCATATCGTGGATTCGCAGCTCATTCAAGCCGGAAGCGCCGTAAGAACAGCTGTCATCTTCTTCTACTTATCCAATGAAGGAATCAGCATTGTCGAGAATGCAGCAAAGATCGGACTACCCATTCCTGAAAAACTAAAAACAGTCCTAGGACAGCTGAACAAGGAGGACAAGTAAATGAATCTGCGCAAGCTTATACTAACCAACAATGCCTGCTATAAGGCGGGCAAAACCATCACACCAAAGGGCATCATGGTGCATTCTACCGGGGCGAACAACCCCTATCTAAAACGCTATATCGGACCAGACGACGGACTTCTAGGAAAGAATCAGTACAATAACCACTGGAATCAGGATAAACCCGATGGCAGACAGGTCTGCGTCCACGGCTTTATCGGCAAGCTAGCTGACGGAAACATCGCCACCTATCAAACCCTACCGTGGAATCATAGAGGTTGGCATGCCGGAGGTGCAGCGAACGATACACATATCGGCTTTGAAATCTGCGAGGACGGTCTGACCGATGCCTCGTATTTTAATGCCGTTTACAAGGAAGCCGTGGAGCTTTGCGTCTATCTCTGCAAACAATACGGGCTCACCGAAAAAGATATTATCTGCCACTCAGAGGGCCATAAACTTGGCGTTGCCAGCAACCACGGCGACGTCATGCACTGGTTCCCGAAGCATGGCAAGTCGATGGATACATTCCGAGCAGATGTAAAATCCGGTCTTGCTCCCGTCGATCAAACCGCACCGAAGAAGTATTACCGCGTCCAGCTTGGCGCATTTTCTGTCAAGGCGAATGCAGACGCCATGCTACGTAAGGTCAAGGCAGCTGGATTTACTGATGCCTTTATCAAATACAGCGAGTAACACACCACGTTATGCCTACTGAGAGATTCGTCTTTCGGTAGGCATTATTTTTTTTGTTGTTTTTTCGTTCATTCGGCTGATTTCTGTCCTGGGACTATTAGAGGGCGACTTAGATATGTTCCCACGGAAAGAGGTCGAGAATATGAAAGTAACAAAGTTAGAAGATGTCCATTCCATTCAATATAAGTCTGAGAAGCTCACTGAAGCAGCGCTTCAGAATGAGCATGATTATTTGATAGCAGGCAGGCTTACAAAAAAACTCTTAGAAAAGGGCTTTATTTCTCAGGACGAATACGACAAGATTATGGTCAAAAACCGCAAAACCTTTCCTCCGATTTTAGCCGAGATACTGACATAAAAGACTTGATAAATAAGGCTTTTTGAGTGATGTATAGTACTGCAAGAAAGGAGGTTGAGACAATGAAACGGATAACAAAAATTGAAGCAAACGAGAAGCTTCAAAAAAAACTGCGTGTTGCCGCTTATGCACGCGTTTCTACAGATAGCCGCGAACAACTCATCAGTCTGGAGGCTCAAAGAAGTCACTATGAGACTTGCATTAAGAGCAATCCCAACTGGGAGTACGTTGGACTTTACTACGATGAAGGCGTTTCGGGCACACGCATGGCCAAGCGTGATGGACTTAGCAAGATGCTTGATGACTGCGAAGCCGGTAAAATTGATTTCATCATTATCAAATCGATAAGCCGATTTGCCAGAAACACCACAGAGTGTCTCGAAGCGGTTAGAAAGCTTATAAAGATGAAAGTGTTCATTTACTTCGAGAAGGAAAATATCAACACCGGCGATATGGAGAATGAGCTGCTGCTCACAATTTTTTCAAGCCTTGCGGAAAGTGAGTCCATTTCCATTTCAGAGAATGAAAAATGGTCCATTGAGAAGAGATTCCAAAACGGAACATACGTTGTTGCTTATCCGCCATACGGTTACAAAAATGAAGATGGCTTGATGGTGATCAACGAAGATGAGGTTGATGTAGTCAGGTACATTTTTTCAGCGTGTTTAACCGGTAAAGGTGGACATTTAATTGCTAGAGATCTGAATGATAAAGGCATCCCAACCAGGAGAAAAAGAGAATGGTCATCTGGGACCGTGCTATCGATTCTTCGGAATGAGAAGTACAAAGGCGATGTGCTTTTCCAAAAAACATTTACAGATGACACGTTCGCTAGGCATATCAATAATGGTGAGAAGAACCAGTACTACGTTGCCGATCATCACGAAGCAATTATCACTACTGAAGATTTTGATTTAGTACAGTCGATGATCAAAAGGCGCTCCAAGGAGATGAAAATTCAGACGGGTGAAGGAAAGTATCAAAACCGCTATCCTTTTTCCGGAAAAATTGTTTGTAGTGAATGTGGTGCTACTTGGAAAAGGAGAACACATAGTGAATCGAAAGTAAAATATTACGCTTATGCATGCGGTACGCATATTAAAAGAGTAGACCAGTGCAGCATGCAATTCATCCGCGAAAGAAATATTGAAGTAGCTTTTTTGAATATGATCAACAAACTGGTTTTTTCTAAGAAAGTGTTATTGCAGCCACTTCTGGCAAACCTTAAAGACCTCAATCAGGGAGAGGCGCTTGCACGACTTGATAAATTGGATGTGGCTCTTGAAGAGAATTTGAACAAGAGGCAAAAGATAACGGAGCTGTTTGCTAAGGAATATCTTGAAACCACAGTTTTCAATGAGCAAAATGCAGGTTTGCTTGCTGAAGCTAAACAGATAGGTGATGAAAAAGAAGCACTTTACGATTCGCTCTCTCATGAGCACGAGCACCTGGAAGCCCTTAATAAACTCATCAAGTACATCAATAGCTTAGGTACGCTTAAAGAATTTGATGAGGCTGTATTTGAGGAGCATGTTGAGTACATTATCGTGTTTAAAAGATATGAAATTGGCTTCGTGCTAAAGTGCGGATTAACATTAAGAGAAAGGTTGTGAGACGATGGCAATACCATACGGATATAAAATTGAGAAAGGAAAAGCGATCATAGATGAAGAGCAAGCTGAACAGGTCAGGATGATTTTCAAAGGTTATCTGTCTGGACTGGCCTATGTTGTTGCGGCTGAAGCGGTGGGAATAAAGATTTCTCACCCAAGTGTCAAGAGAATCCTACAGAATAAACGCTACCTTGGTGACAAGTATTATCCTGCGATTATTGATCAGGAGACTTTTGAGAGAGCAGAAGCGGAACGGTTCAAACGGCAGCGGAAAATGGGCAGAATATTTCCGGATAAGCCAGTAGAAGAATGCAAACCGGGTACGAAATTTATCATGCCTAAGGCAGGAAAGATTTTTAACGATCCGTTCAAACAGGCTGAGTATGTTTACAGCTTGATCGAAAGTGAGGTGACAAAATGATTTCACTTGCGAGCAATGTAACTGTCATACCAGCAAAGAAAACGGTAGGAACGCAAAAAGCAACCGATAAGAAGCAGAAAACCAGAGTTGCAGCCTATTGTAGGGTCAGTACGGATAGTGATGAACAGGAAACCAGCTATGATACACAGATTCAGCATTACACCTCTTACATCGAAAGTCATCCTGATTGGGTACTGGCAGGAATTTATGCCGATGACGGCATTTCTGGAGTGAATGCAAAGAAGCGCGATGAATTTCAGCGTATGATAAACGACTGCCATGATGGCAAAATAGATATGGTGATTACCAAGTCAATCAGCCGATTTGCACGAAATACAGTCGACTGCCTGAATTACACCAGAGCCCTTAAGAACAAGAACATCGGCGTTTATTTCGAGAAAGAAAATATCCATACGCTTGATGCCAAGGGTGAAGTGCTCATGACCATTATGGCCTCCCTCGCGCAGCAAGAAAGTGAATCTTTATCGGCCAATGTTCGTCTGGGTTTACAGTTCCGCTACCAGCAAGGAAAAGTACAGGTCAACCACAATTGGTTTTTGGGCTACACCAAGGATGAAGAGGGTCACCTTATCATTGACCAAGAACAAGCAGAAGTTGTAAAACGAATCTACCGTGAGTACCTTAGCGGCAAAAGTTTTTTAAAGATTAAGAAATCACTTGAAGCGGATGGTATTCTTAACGGCGCTGGCCGTGAAAAATGGAATGAAAGCAATATAAAGCAGATACTTACCAATGAGAAATATATTGGCGACGCATTGCTTCAGAAAACTTATACAGTGGATATTCTTGAAAAGAAGCGAGAAGCTAATAAGGGCCAGGTTCCGAAGTACTATGTTGAGAATAGCCACGAAGGTATTATTCCCAAGGAGATCTTCTTAAAGGTACAGGAGGAAATCCTGAGACGCGCGAACCTCACCAAAGGTACTACACGGCACAGACGAGTTTACAGTGGCAGATATGCATTATCGGGTATTGTATTTTGCGCACATTGTGGAGATATATTTCGCAGAATCAAATGGAACAATCGAGGTTGCAAATCTACCGTTTGGCGCTGTGTCAGCAGAGTTGAAAAAGACGGTCCTGACTGCCTGGCAAGAACAGTACATGAAGAACTTCTTCACGATGTGGTGGTTATGGCGATAAACGAAGCCTTCCGTGAAAAAGAAAATATACTGCCGCTTTTAATAGAGAACATTGAAAGCAGCCTGGAAGAGAATACTGCCAATCGCATAGCAGCGGTCGATGAACAGATAAAAGTACTCCAACAAGAACTTTTAGCAACAGCGGGTATTAAGAACTCTGGTGACGAAATTGGGATGGAAATAAGAAGGCTACGAGAAGAGAAGCAAGCAATCCAGGCTGAGGAAGCCTCCCGCCAGGACCTGAAGACGCGAATCAATGAGCTGATAGCATTTCTTGAAGCCCTGACTTGTGAGCTTACCGAATACGATGAGGAATTTGTAAGGGCGCTTTTAGATAAGATAACGGTCTACGATGACCATTTTATTGTAGAATTTAAGTCCGGAATCCAAATTCAAATATACGAGTAATCCATATAGAACAATACCCGCCACTCTTTTTTTCAAAAGGGTGGCGGATTTTTGTTATGGTAAATACTGGATAGGTTTTTATTGTGAATTGAAACCAAATGCTTTATAATATTCATATTGATATGTGGAGGGATCATAATGAAAACTTCTGATATGATACGACAGTTGTGTGAACAAATGAATATCAGCGTTTCCGAGTTGGCCAGAAGGTTAGGCCAGTCCCCACAAAACTTCGGGAAGAAGCTAAAGCGTGAGACGATTACTTTAGAAGAACTTAAGACCATAGCAGACGTTTTGGATGTTAAGTTTGAACAGACTTTTATTTTGCCTGATGGCAAAGAAATAAAGACAGGAAGTGAGTAA